GGGAGAAAAGACCCCACCCATTGATTGACTCAATGGATGAGGGATCCCGGAGCTTTTCTAAGGCTCCACCTTGCTCTCAACAGAACAGTCTCGAGCTAGGAGTTATAGAGACGCCTCCGCCCCTATAAAACCTACACTGTTCAGCAAGGAACCCAGAGAACACACGACCTTCAAATGTTCGCATGCCTAGGCACACCAACAAAGAAGATCGCCTGGAAGTCGTCTGCATATGCACGGGAAACCCCACCTACCTGAGTAGAAGTACTAGGAGGGTTGGTAAAACCGATGCGTCCGCGAGGACAATCAAATCCAGGTCCATCCAAATTGCCCTTCGTAAAGAAAATGGGCGTCATTGGGAAAGTGTTCTGGTAAGGGGCGTGGACGATGAGTCCCCCGCTGGCTGCGAGGGCCTCAGTGGATCCAGTAAATGGGCGGGCTTGACCAGATGGCGTTGGAAACGACGCACTGTTAATCCACACGTTATCGACATTCCCTGGCAACAAGGAAGCCCAAATACGTGTGTGACGTTCAGCTGGAGTCGCAGTATCCGCACCATCAGGAAATGGAATGCGTAACTTGACCCCACCACGATAAAACGCGAATGAGGCCAAAATATACGAATGCAGACGGCACTGAGGGGCCGCCAGAGTAGGCAGCCCACCAGAGAACCGAGCTGACAATACCCAGGGCCACATCAAGCCAACCTTGCCAAGAACCCCTGGCAGGCCAACTTGAGTGTATCGCTTGAGAAGTTGAACTATGGACAATGGCATCTCTGAACCAGAGGATTCCGCATACATAGTGGTTAGCCCCGGTGTTGGAGCATCACCAATAACATCGCAAGCGATGGTACCGACATTTACTAGATCGTCCTGACCCTGAGTCTCAAAGTCAAAGCCCTCAGTGAAGAAAACTTCAGTAGAGGGTTCAATGGGCATTTGAAACTCAAGATCGACACCTCCCCGAACATACACAGAGCACACGACTGAAGGTCCGACAGTTTCGGGACCCTCAAGTGGGGTGATGGCATGTACAAACATTGTCCCTGCGGAAACGTCTGTGGGAAGGTAGTTGAGGGGGATCATAAAAGGAAAAGAAAGGCAAAACTCGTTCCCCTCTGCCAAATCTATCACCTGCCGGTGGAGGTAGGCAGAATCAAGGGTTGAAAGGGTGGGCGGAGCATTACCAGGGACGATAGAAATTTGGAGTTTGCCACGATGAAAAGATGTCTTTGCCATCTTAATCATCACCTCAATGGATCCGCGGTACATATGAAACATACCTGCGAGCCAACTGATGGGTGTGTGATAAACTTGCGTAGGACCTGTAGTAACCCTAAAGTTAAAGGGTGCCAGCGGCAGAGTATATATGCTGCTGAATAGGTCCTGCGTCTTGGTATAATTGAACGTACCAAGATATCCAAATTGCCTTTTCAGATAAGCTAACGACATCTCATCCATACCTGCCGGACTATAATAATCCGTCAGACGTAGCTTGGCCTCAGAAGTAAGAGCCAAAGAATGTGATGCGTCAACACCATCAGAATTGGCGGTCGTCCCATGTAAATTGCTATACATCCTAACGATAGTACCCGTAGCAGCAGGTTTAGAAAAACCAAGTGCCGAAGACACGCCCGCGGCAGTGGCCAGGGCCCAAGAAGTGGCACCGGCAACAGCCGAAATGGAAGGTATAGCAGAAAGAGAAGAAAACGCAGATGCAGCTTTCGAGAAGAAAGAGGAAATAGGGCGCACTTCAACATCCGATGGGGTTACGCGGGATTGAGACGACTTAGAGGCGGACAGAGTCTCTGGACCCTGCGTCTCAAAACCCTGCGTTTGGATAGGCTGGGAAGTCTGCGAGAACAACTCGACATCTTCATGCCACATCCACAAACGCATCCCAACAGACTGGGCGCCATCGGCACCCACAGAAAGCGGGGATGCGACAGCCACCACAATGCGCCCGTGCGATCTGGGCAAAGTATTCGTCATCTCGATGAAGTGAGCAATCGAAGTGTAAGGAATACGCAGCTCAACTGCGGATTCGTTAGCTTCGATATCACAACCAGGTAACTGAGACAGGGATACAAAGTCAAACATGTGCTGACGGAACTTTCCCCGGGAGACATCGGCGCCCGGGTAGTAGCAAAGACGAACGCGTCCTGCGTGGAAGGGCGTACCGTTTAGCTCCAAACGGAGTACAAGTGTACAGCGTAGACCCAAATAGCCACGCACCTTCTCACGCCACATCGGCACTGATGAAAAGTAAACCCAACTATCAGTCCCCACAAGGGCACCATTCAAAATAAGCCCGGTCGCCATAGAGGTGGTCCAGTTAAAACTGGCTACAGCGACTGGCTTGGAAAGATACTCAGCAACCTGTGAAATAGAATTCGGCAGATGCGATTCTACAAGATGCGGAGACAGAGCGGGCAAATCGGCCCGTTGGACAGCAGAAACAGGGTGGGAAACATTCAAAGCAGTGGTGTCTTCTTTTTGGGTGTCCTGAAGAGTGGACATATGTGGTTGGTTTGTAGTAGCAAGCACTAATAGCTTCAGTGAAAAGCTCTGCTCAAAGCAAATCACCTATGGTCCTAACGAGGTTTTTCGGGGCTGCCTGGGGACACCTCATCCTAAATAGGGGACCCATGTACACAATGGGGACCATACATGTGCACATGCTCACTCAAGCTGGTGTGACCTCACAAAGTGAGGTCACCGCTGCACCAGCGTAAGGCTCTTTCTTCCCGAGTGAGCGAGAAGTTGACCCCCTTACGCGGGAGACCCAGTGCAGCACTATTGTACGCATCGCGAATACGATGGTACCAAACATCCCAAGTCTCATCTTCATGAATAGATAGTTCATCAAGAAAGCGGTCCAACTTGGTTTCCCAAATTAGAAGCCCATCCGAACCATCCTTGGGGCGTTTCATCCACTGGATATTCTGGATGATTGTGTTCAGATCCAACATCGCGACAGGACGGCCAAGGCCACGATGCATCCGAACTTTCCGTTTTAGGAATGCAATCTCAAACAGATTACGGTCCCTGTCAACGAAATCGGAATTCTTATCCTCGTCGGTGTAGACTAACCCCATCAACATGTATCCATCAGCAAGTGATGCATCTGTGATCCTATCTAGGTTGTAACCATGATAGACACCACGTTTCACTTTTATGGTCACATCGTCACCGAAATCGATAACCCAGACAAGGTCATGGGATACGACGTAAGTGATGAACGTTGATACGTCAGCCTTAGATGCACCATCGCCCAGCACAGCTATAGCGCAGGCGACGAAAGTCGCCAACGTGTTAGTAGCGCTATTACAGGGTGTAGTCATCAACCATCCCGAAGGATTAGAATTAGTCCACTGAACGACGCGGTCATCATATTGCACACAGGGCCGAGTTGCGCCAATAAACAGATTCCGTGCCTGGCGCATTTCTTCTGGAGAATACAACCCGGTCACACCAAATAAGGTGTTGAAAATGTCAAACAAGTGGTCCATAAGAAATGGGGACAATCGCTTGTCATAACCTGAATGATCTCCAGCCATAACACGGTAGTCTGGATGACCTGCACCCAAACGATCTGCGTACGCTTTAAGGTCCATTTCATCGGCCATGTTGATGCCCATGGCTGTGAAATTACGTAAGCGGTTCCTGGGTTCCAACCACCAATCAATGAAGGGGCCAAAGACCATGCGCGTAGCTATCAAATGGCTAACTGGGGCAGCCATAATAAGGCGCGTCTTAAGGTCCCTGACTCGATCATTGGGGCGAAGCTCGTCTTTCGGAAAGACGGCACAGATGGCCACTGGAGCACTATGTTTAGCACAATCCAGTATATTATCCACCTGGACCCTAATGGCGTTGGCATCAGGTGTGTCGAACACAAAATCACCGTCCAAACCGAATGCATCTCGCTTTTTCCTGCCAAGGTACAACCTATCGGGAAACCCACATGAAGTCCCACGATCAATGGGCTTCATATTGGGCAGCAACGGAGTGCCACCCACAGCCTCCTCAAAACTCAAAAAACGATTAAGTTTTGGGGGATCTAAAGAGGCATAGTGGGACAGTAGGGACAGTGAAGCTCCTCGTAGCACATCGCTGGGTGGGACGACATAACCCTTGGAATATTCTACAATATTCCTAAGGATAGGGTCCACCCCATCCTTGGGAACCAAACGAGCAGGTTTCTTTTCGCTAGGTGCCCCAATGATGATACCATGAACGGGTGACTTCGAAATGTCGCTGCGGTAGGCTGGGCGTGCCACTTTCGTGGTCCCAACTACCATGCAATCGTCAAGTTTGGTAGAAGGCATTGCCTCCACATTGACCTGTTCGGTGGCCCAGTCATTGGATTGGACCACCAACGGTACAAATGGGGACACCTCCCCTTGCTCGACAGCGGCAGGCGTCAATGCAGCAATCGCCTCATCGATCATGGCCCTAGTGACCCTCACTGCTATGCCCATGGTGTTGTTGCCACCATACCCGGCACAATGTATGCCGGCTATCTTGGCGGTGACATTCTTATCCATGACCACGATGGGAGAGCCACACATCCCTTTGCGTGTGGCAATGTCGTAGCTAATGGCATCCGCGGTGCAGTAGTCTCTGCCAAGGACTGAATCGGTGGCGCGGACTATGTCCTTGAACCCCCTTGCAGTTCCTGTGGCAACCTCTCGCATGGGCTGCATTGTACCAGGAATCATTTGCCAAAAGGCCAGCGCAACACTACGTGTGACAGCTGGCACCCAAGGAAGATCACCAAAGTGGTGACGAATGTCCTTACAGACAAACTTGGGGATCCTGAGGCCTACGAGATCAGAATCCTGGAAGCGATACACATTCTTTTCGACTAACAAGGAAGTGGATAAGAAGGACACTTTGTTAAAAGCAGCCTTCTTGCCACACCTAATTAGGTCTATAGTGTACCCTTGACCACCGTTGCGCATCAACAGCTTATCATAATTGTGGCCATTGAGGAGGATAAGCTCATGGGTGACAGCGGTTGCCACACACAGCATGTTCTCCCCCTCCATCAGGCCGACAATATTATTCGACAATAATGATGCACACAGGGAACGAGCATTTTCGTCATTGCTCTCAGTCTCAAGATTGTTGATTTCGACAGCAGAGACGCCCTTACGTTGATTGCGCTTCCTCCACAGTCCAATAATGAACGTGAGGACAACGCATACAAAGGTAACGGACAATACCCCAGGCTTGGTCAAAAACTCCCGTAGACCATTAATGGCAGAGGCCACTATTGAAGAAAAGTGGCGTTCTGCATCACTAATGTCGGAAACGACGCGTAGGATAATCCAGTCGAAGACGGAATAACCCTGTGAGCAAGGATCAGCAAAGGAAGTGATGATATGCCTATTCCACGCCCTCTTAGCGAGCTCACAACGTTTGAGTGTCCCCGTGATGGGGCAAATGCAACCAAGTGAGCCAACGCTATCTATGAAGGCGTGAGCGGTGCATCGCACATGGATGCGCGGCAATTCATCAGCAATGGAGTTCCCACAATTCGGACAATGATTCACATTGAGGACTGGCAAAATCTTAGGGTGGTGAATCAAACAACTGTCGTTGCAGGTTCCACCCCATGAACCCGGCATCTCCTCATGCGGATACATGGGTTCCTCGGGCCCCTGTGTGATGATACGGCCTGCATCATCACCCGTCCTAAATAAACCATAGTGCTCTTCGGCGCTTGTGGGATATATATTACGGTACGACTTGGAGCCTAGCACAGACCTAAATTGGCGTACACGAGCGGCGTTATCGACATTGTGTCTACGCCGCGCGTTCATGGTATCCACCAGTTTGTCCAACAGGCTGCGCATGCTGTATCCTTTCTCGATGATCTTCCCGTTGCGAGGGTTATACTCATGGATATCTAACCAAAAGCAATCCTCAATGCGTAGCGCACCACGGGAAACAGCAATGGCCTTCCTAACAAGGTCCCAATTCATGGTCCCATCTGCATTTGCGTACTCGACCTTGCAGTTAACATAAATGCTAGCATGCATACGTCGGAGCAAAGCATCTGGCTCGGACATTGTTTTGGCAACATTTGGCCAGTCCATAATATTGCTAGTTGCAATAATGAGCTCCGCGGCCATAAAAATATTGCCCTTGTCCTCAAGTGCTGCCTGATTCGTAGCCATAGGCATCGAATTGACTAGATGAATGAGCTTGGGTAAGAAAGCTTTATTTGCTTCCTTATCAAAACCCATATCATCAACACAAATGATCGGTTGACCTTGGTACCCAGAGTCAAAACTGTCATTCTGATTCGGTGACCAAATGGATGCACTAGGATTCTCGCAGTAGAGGTTGTACACCCCATCGCTAAAGAGCTCCCGTGTCAACACATCCATAATGATCTGGGACACCGTGGACTTGCCAACGCCAGGCGGACCAGATAGAACCACAAAATACGGTTCGTTACGGTCAACCTTGGAATAAGCACCCTTAGACCGCAGGTTATCCCTAAGCTTAACGAGCCTGGAATACACAATCGGGTAAACCCCTCGCTCGCGGCTAAGCTTTTGCAAGCTAACCGCATTGAGTCTCTTGAAGAGTTCCTCGACTCGAGGACGAATGGCGCGCATATCCACAATGTTGCCGCTGAGGGCAACTGTTTCAAGCTCAACCACCTCCCTGCGGATCTGTTCCAGGTCCTGCAAACAGCGACCAGTGAGGTTCATGATCCATTCAGATCCAAGAGAAGCGCTCACAGAGTTGACCAAATCCTCCATAAAGGAGAAAATGTTCTCAATTGAACTAGTCTTCAGCTTGATACTAGAAAGATCTGCCGAGATGCCCCCCAACTTATCAAAGACATCACTAACGACCTCCATGTCGATAGCGGCGTAATTGCTGAATATGCGTGGGAGCACAACCAGGGCAGTAACGACAGGCAAAAAGCCATCGCGCAATCCCTGGGTCTCAAGCGAGTCATTGAGGTAACGACCCGCAATGAACTTCATAAGGTCACGGCAAAATGACGACTTGGCCAACAGACTGAACAACCAGACGATTGCAATAACACATGCAAATCGGCTAGCTGGACTTTCATTCTCCGCGTGCCATAACAAGACCGCGAGGGCCATGCAAACCTGAGCTTCGGTCGACAAAGTCAACTGATGTTCAACCTGCAGTGGGCCCATATGCGATACAAAACCCGTGACAGCTTCGACAATACGATCAGCATGTTCGATATTGAAGAAGCTATCCTTGAATTGGTCCGCAATGGTGGACAATGATGCAATACCCATTGCAACGTCTGCGCCACCATTAAGGAAGCCCCTAATAAACCCACTGATCATATCCCATCCTTGAGTTTGAAGTTCGCTGGAGGAGTTGCACGTGAACGTAAGATCGTATGCTTTCACGGTAGCTGCCGATGAGTTTGATCGATGCTTGATGTCCATGTTGTTCATAGGGTGACTAGGGGGCTGCCCTACAAACCAAGTGCGTCATTCTTGGTAGGCCCATTTAAGTCTGGGTGACCAGGTAGTTTAACCTCGTGCCCAGGAGGTGGG